TCCCCAAAACAACGCCATAGAAAATCAATCATGCCCCCATTGCAACCCATTGCAGCCCCAAAACAACGCAACACAAGCCCCGCAGCATGCCGACGAGCTAGACAAGCAAATAGCCGCCACACGCACGGCAGCCATGGAAAAAGAGCTACTCGATGGGGTGCTTGCTATTATCGCCAACAGCACCAGCTACGAAGAGGCATACCAATCCCTTTTGGATCATTACCCCGATATGCCGCTGGACAAGCTAGACAACGTCTTATTTCAACAAACCGCAAACAGCCATCTATTAGCAGCCGCTGAAATTGAAGATGAGGCAAACAATGGCTAGCCCTGTCGCCTTTTCATTCAAGCAAACCCCCGATGCCGCCAAAGCCTATCTAAACAACAAAGGTTTCAAACTCACCTTTAATTATGATGAAATGATTGGCAAGGCGCATCATAAATCATTCACAGTCGCCAAAGTGACGCGCGTGGATTTGCTTAATGATATATTCACCAGCCTTAATGAAGCCCTGGCAAGCGGCGAGACCTTCAAGGATTGGCAAGCACGCATCAAGCCGACTTTGCAAAAGAAAGGCTGGTATGGTCACAAAGAAGCCATTGACCCCAAAACAGGGGAAATCAAAGATATATACATAGGCAGCCGCCGCCTACGCACCATCTTCAACACCAATATGCGCGTCGCATACAGCGTAGCAAGATATGAACAAATGCAAGCCCTCACCACGGCGATCTATTGGCGATACACTTCCATGCTCTTGCCCAATACCCGCGATGCCCATCGCGCCATTCACGGCACGGTATTGCCCAAAGATGATGCCTTTTGGAACACCAACTACCCACCCAATGCGTGGAATTGTAAATGCAAAGTGCGTGCCTACAGCAAGGCACAACTCAAAAAACGCGGCATGAGCATCCAGCCCCAAGCCCCCAAAAGCGTAGCAAGCCCCGATTGGAGCCATGATATTGGTGCTGGCTCCAAAGTCGGCGCACTAAGCAAAATGAACCTAGGCACAGGCTTATCCATGATTGCCCCCAACCAAGCCCTGGACAACTTGAGCGATAGCGAGCTTAAAGACAGGTTTTACAAGACCTTAAGCATCCAACAAGGGGATTTATACATCGATAAAATTGGCGACCCGATGGATATTGATGATGGGTTGTTTACCACTTCAACCACCCATAAATCCAAGTTAAACCGTGATAAAAGAAAGTTATATATAGATGAATTAGCAAAAACCATTGCTGATCCTGATGAGATTTACCTTGAAGTAGAGATATTAAAAACCAATAAATCAAGATTGCTTAAAAAGATGTTTCGCTATTTCAAAGATGCTAATGGCAAGCAAAAAGCTTTTGTAGCCATGTTTGAATATCAAAAGGACAAAACCATAGGTGTAACGACATATGTTCTTGATAATAAGGCACAAACAGAAAAAAGAAGAATTGATAAATTGATTTATAAAAAGTAAGCATGCCAAAGGTGATAAAGTGACTTGGTCTTTTGCAGGGCATTATCACTTGCCTATTGCAACCAACATGCTTTGGCGTGCTTAAAAGAAATAAGATAAGACTGTTGCACCGCGACACTTGGAGGAGCACAACCCATGATGCAATACAGGCTACTCCAAGCCATTCAGGCTTGAACTTATAACCGAAGTATAGACCACCCCAAAGGAGAAACGCAAATGTCAGCATCTAACATCACAGAAGTAAAACGCCGCCTGGTGCATCTGGAACATCGCGGCTATCAGCTTGCACCACTCATGGCAGAAATTGCCAACCTCCTACAAACCACCACAGAAACCGCCTTTGAAGATGAGCAAAACCCCTTTGATGGCACACCATGGGAGCCGCTAAAAGCCAGCACCCAAGCCAAAAAGAACGGCAAACCCCTCTACGAATCAGGCAGAATGCAAGATAGCCTCAATGTCTTCAGCAATGCCAGACAAGCCATTATCGGCTTACCAGCCACAGCCAAAGGCTACAATTATCCAGCCGTCCACCAATTTGGCACAGAAGATGGCAGCATACCAGCCAGACCCTTCTTACCCATCAATGCAGATGGCGACATTAGCGATGGTTTGCGCGCTGACATCATTGATTTAGCCATAGAACATTTCAGCTTAGGAGCTTAACCATGTGTAAAAATATCGAATTGTTTGATGAATATACTGCCAAGATTTTCGCAAGGCTGTATAGCACATTCCCTATACCGCAAGATTTCAGCATGATTGATTTTATAGAACGCGGTGAAATCAATGATTATGGCATCATTGTGGATAAAGAGAGCGAGGCAATCGCTCATATCAATGTGGCAGAAGCCCATGCTAATGTGGCATGGCACACCTTTATTTGGCTTAAAGAAACAGGCTTTATCAAGATTGAAGGGGAGCATGCTTATCTATCATTTTCAGGCATTGCGCTCACTGCTAAGGGCTTAGAAGTGCTTAAAGCAACGCCTGAAAGCGTGCAGCCCCGCAGCCGTATTGGCGATGTTTTGATAGGGCTACTCAAACAAGGCGGAACCGAAGCTGCCAAGCAGCTTGTTGGCCAGGCCATTAAATTGGGCACGCAATAACCATGGACGAACAACTTACAACTGCCTTGATGTCATCCCAAATTGCACATGACCTATACATTATAAGACTCATAGTGTGGGGCTATGCCGTGTTGCTAGCTATATTTATGGGTTGGTCTTTGTGGGCATGGAGTACCTTCGAAATATTTAAGACACCGAATAAAACAAGTAAGCTCCAAAAAGTAAGGCGTTATATCAACAAACACATATGTTTCTGAGCTATAGAACATTTCTCACTACCAGCCTAGGAGCCGAACCATGTGTAAAAATATCGAATTGTTTGATGGATATATCAGATGGGCATATATTGCCCACTAATAAATCAGATTAGGGGTAGCTATGTCATTAGTGAATTGTTTTGAGTGTGGAAAAGAAGTGTCAGAAACTGCAAAGGTATGCCCGCATTGTGGCGTGAAAAAGCCTTCGGTATCCCCTGAAGATGAAGCAATAGAACAAAAGAAAGCCAATAAAGGCTGCCTTGGTATTATTGTTGTTTGGTTGGTTATTTCCGTTGTTGCTTCTTTTTTTGGTATTGGTGAAGATGAAAGTTCTTCTTTTGTCCCTGAAATTAACGCGGCACAACCCTATACAATCATTAAAACTTATAGCTACCCAACGCCACCAGATAAACAAGGATTAGAGGTTACTATTTTTTCCAAGGAAGCAACAACATTGGAAAAACGCTCACAGACTGCTATCAAGGCTGCTTTAGATATTCTAAAGGATAAAGGCTTGTATGAAATTACAATAAAAATGAGTGCATCCCAAAATATTAAGCAGTTTAACCCTGTGGCACATGTTCAGTTCAACCCTTACAAAAAGGACACTTGGGGCACTGATAAAGATTATATTTGGGATGTTGAGGCAAGCCCAAGTCAAATATCTAACGGCAAAATCATAAAGAATGGAAAGAGCTATCCTCTTGATTACCTTGTGTCCACTATGGAACCAGTGCTAAAGAAATAAGAAATTAAATCATGGTTAAAATACCTAAAACATTATTTGATGCGATCCTTAAGTATCTTGATAGTAAGCCTGCAAGCCAAGAATGCGTCAAGCTTGCACGGTTGCTTAGAGAATATACCGACTAGCCTTTAGCTTGATAAATAAAGGAAAGGCGTTATATCAACAAACACCCATGTTTCTGATATAACGCCTACCCTTATATTAAATCACCAAAGCCGCATCCAACTGATCTGCCAATATATCCATCAAGGCTTGTAGATTTTCAGGCTTGACCATGCCCATGCTATCCGTGCCTTCGATTTGATTAAGCAACAAATCCGATACCGCACGCATCGCCATCAGTACCATTTGCGCTTGCATATAACGCTCTTCTTTGAGGTTGATTGTCATCTCGATTGCGCCGCTCATGCCAATTCACCCTGCAAGGCATCCGCACTCAAATTATACGTGAACACCCCCGAACGCTTTCTACAAAACCAATGCTCGCCTTCAAAGGCATCCAGCCAATTGCGCGCGGTTTTATCATCTTTGCTGTAGCCGCATTCCCCCAATAGCTGGGTTTTATTCAGATTGGGGTAGAGTTTTAAGGTGTTAATGACTTGCTTGATAAAGCGATCAGGGCGAGTGCTATCCATATCATAAGTAATAGACACACGCTTGACCGTGGTTTGACGCTTGAGCATGACAATATGCTCCTTAGCAAGCTGATAGGCTTCGCTGGTCATCTGAATCAATTGCTGCTGTTGGTTAATCATTTGGCTTTTGTAGTGGCTTTCCACGGCTGCCATCTTCTGATTGCATTCCGCCATAATAGCGGTGTCGTGGGCAGTATCGTCATTCCCGCGAAGGCGGGAATCCATTTGGTTAAAGGCTTCGATATACGCCAATTTGAACGCCATCGCCTTGCGACCTGTAAAGCCCATGGCAAGCAAGGTGAAGCCATCACGGGTGATTTCATACATGGGGCGTTTTTGGCTGTTTAAGTCGCTGTAGGAGCCGCAGGAAAAATTCCCTTCGGCGAATTCTTCAGGAATATCCATATTTCTGATGGATTTTAATACATCACTGTGTGGTTTATCAAACACACAAGCCAGATTAAGGCTGGTGGTAATCAGTTGATTGTGATGCATGATGACATGCGGTTGGGTGAGATTGCTAGGAATAGCAGGGTGTTGTTTATTCATGGTAGTGCCTCATTTCGATTGAAGTACTCGCCACTTTGCGTTCAAACAAAAAAGGCGAGCCTGATGTCGGGTTGAACGACTGGTCGAAATGGAAAACCCAGCAGGCTTAAAGCCTCCCAACATCAAGCCCACCAACTGGTAAACCCGCTGTATTGCGGACACAAAAAAACCACCGACTGTTTTCACATGGTGGTTGTATCCACCATTTCAATTCAGGCGTTCAAACCCGACCGCAACTATTGCTGCGATGCGCCAAGCTTAGACTGGTCTTTTTGTGTTTGTCAAACTTTATTTACTTCTCGTCATTCCCTTTCTTTCCCGCTGCCATCCCTGCGAAGGAAGGGTTGCATCATGTATCATGATTGCAACTCTTCTATTAAAAATACTGATTATTTGCATAAGAGGGTGAGCAATTAAATTATGGACCACCCAGTTTTTGTACAATATATTCATCTTAACCTCCAATCATTGTTTGATTATGCATTTAACAGCATTGACCACATCTGATATTTCCCATTCCTGCGTAGGCTCGATGCCTACAAGCTCGCGCACCCTCTGCATCCCCATTTCCCATCTATCTTTTCTTACGCATTTACCATCGGGCCTGATTTCATAATCATCGGGGTTTTCACCCTTGAATTCAGGTTGTCTAAAATCTTCTTCTACTGCCTGCCTCATCATTTTCTCCTTTTTTTTATTCTTGAAAAACTCAAGCATTCACCAACCCATCCAACAATTCCCGCGCCTTTTGCTCAATCAAAGGCTTTGCCAGCCATTGCGCATCAAAGCCTTCATCCAGCAAATCCGCCTTGGCTTTTTCCATCAACACCGCGCGATCTTCCTTGCCCATCGCTTTTAATGGATCAACCTTTTCAGGCTTACCCACATCGCCAATATGCTGCATGCTTTCACGATGCGCCCTTGGCTCTGCCACACGGCTTTGAGACGCTTCATAACTGCTTGAATCATGCTTTTTACCCAACTCCGATTGCACAATTCGCAGCAAATAATGGTGATTTTTCAAGGGGCGGCTGATGTCTGCGCCATCGACTGCCAACAATGCCCGCGCCCATACTTGGCTGGGTGCTTGAATGAAATCCCTATCCTTGGCAACTTCGCAGCCGCTAAAATAGCTTGGCGTGCATCAATATCAGCAATAAACAAACCAATCGAACCACCAGCTCCGCAGGATGGACATGTAATTTTCACGCTCTATACCTCCAAACCAACACCAACCAATAGCTATTTGCCGAAGCCAGCAATATGGCTGCATAAGTGTAATAATCTTGCTCAAGATGCGGGTAATAAAGGATGTTCCAAAAGCCCCAAGCAGCAAAAAATAGCGGTGTAATCAACGATACACCCACAATCGCCTTGCTTTTATGCGCCGCAACAATCGAAGGCAATACCGCCAAAAATCCACAAAACTCAAACAATGCATTGATTTTATCCATGAGAGATCACCACGGTTGTACATGCTTTGAGCGGTTGCTTGGCTTTTAACGCTGATTGACAACCCTCAACAGTCAAAAAAGTGTTTGTTTTACTCATTATCATGATGAGACCTGTAGAGTTGTAGAAGTTTGCAGGATATTTTTCAACTGATAGGTAAAGATGCCACTAACTTTCTCTGAAACCCAATACAGACCATCAAATTCATCCAACCAGCCGCGTGCTGTCTTATCATCTTTGCTTTTTCCTGCGGCAAGCAAAAGCTGTGTTTTATTGGCTTTTCCCTTGCTTAAAGTCGCTGTGACGGATTGCATAAAGGCTTCTTTTTCAGGGCCTAGTGTCGCAATAGCTTCATCTATTGATTCAATAGAGAGGTCACAAGTGTTGATTTGCAGGGCTGCATCATGAATATTCGCCCGTTCTTTTTTCACCTTTAAATGCAGCTTGATGTGGTTGTCTTTGGCGTGTGCATTTGTGTTATCAAGCTTGATGACTTGATACATATTATCCACTGAATTGCGGATATTGTTCGAGCCTTGGTAGTTTTTACCATCTTTATTGGAATGATGCAGGATCACAATCGTTGCGCCTGCCTCGCGTAAATTCATCAGCGTATTCATGGTATCCATGCTTTGCTGTTCATTATTTACATTGCAAAAATTGCGCAGACTATCAATGAATATCACCCAATTATGGTAGGTATTGCCTACTGCCTGCTCATCAAGCAGTGCTAGCAGCTCTTGCGGTGAGTGCTGGCATTTACTGCGTTGGATATACTGCAAATCAGGGTGTGCCTGAATAAGGTTGCTATCAATACCGCGCTCTTTCAACACGCTTAAAGGATTATCATAATCACAATATACCGTAGTTAAACCCAGCTTTAAGCAATGCCTAGCAAGCGCAAATGCTAACCAGCTCTTGCCATTGCCACCATCGGCATAGAATAAAGTAATCAACCGCTTGGCAAGCACCTGATCAAAGAGAAAATCAACCTTCTCATCAAAATCATGGGTATCAAGGCTGGCTTGTTGTAAAAAATTAAAGGCAATACGACTCATTTAAACATCTTCTCCTGACGCTCTGAATAGCGTTTTACAATGCGTTTTCTCTCTTTTCCTGTGTAGGCAGCATCAGCTTCCCAATTCGGGTCAAACTTCACTGCTTCAATGGTTGCAAAGCTGTGATGGCATGCAGGGCATTTGCGATAACGCTCAACCACACCGCTCTTTTCAGTGCCAATCACCCGTGATTTTTCATTACCACATTTGGGACACCACATTATTGCGGTCTCATATTGTTCAGCGCGCGAATAATGCCGCTGGCTTCTTTCTTGGTGAGGGCATTCACTCCTAAAATAGTCTTCTTAAAATTGGATGCTACGAACTTACGCAAGCCGCCCATGGTTGGATTCTTGGCTTTGGCTTGCCATGTCTTTTCAATGTGGTGGATTTGGGCAGCTGTAATCATTTCAATCATATTACCGCGTTTACCCTGCATATAATCAAGCAATAATAGCAGTTGATTAATGCTTAAAAGACCAGCACTGCGCTTGCTAAAATGCGCTTCGAGCATATCCCGATAATCTTCATCTTCCATGCTATTAAAAAGTGACGAGCAATGAATCTTAGCCAGCAGATTCTTGCGGTATTCAGCTTGCTTTACAGTCAACTTTTTAGCCATGATACCCTCCATACCCATATTCTTTCACCCACAAAACCCCAATAAAGGGGCAATGTTTGTGCTTACAATATCCCCTCTCCCTTGGAAGGGAGAGGGTTAGGGTGAGGGCTGGTGTACTACTTATTCACCAACTCAAAATGCGGCATATCAATGAAACGCTGATCCTTAAAATCATGATCACTATCCCAATCGCCACCACTGCGAATTTTAATCCCCATAGAGGCAGCCATGCCCTCCACAAAGCCAGCAAAATGGCGGAACCGCTCCATATCATCCCAATCAATGGGATAAGGGGCGACATCAACCGCAATGGATGGATACATATTGTGATTAGAAAAGGGATATTGCTTGGTGCTACGCTTATCCCTATAGGCTTTATTCTGTGCCTCTTCATCGCGGAATCCGCAAAGCACAGAACAATCATAATGCTTAATCACAGCCTTAAATAACCGCTGCAATTCAGGCGCACAATCACCCAATCGTTGTTGTGATGTTTGGCTGAATTTAGGCATTGGACACATCCAAAGGAATGGATTTATAGCTACCATCTTCTTGGCGTTCATACACCCGAATATAGGTCTTAGAGCCAGCTACCTGCATGCTGTCTTTAATCGCCGCCATTGCCTGAATCCAATCTTCATCCTTAATATCCAAGCGCATCAAACCAAACACACGAGCAGTATTGATTTGCCCTTGCTTATCAGTTTGAAAAGCATCTTGTACCAATACCTTGATATTATCGTTGGAAGATTCAGCCCAACGCTGAATGCATGCATCAATCAACGCCTTGGCAACCTGCAACCGCTCATCAAAGACAATACGCTCGGAAATCGCACGGCTCACTTTGAATTGACCATCAAAGCTAAACAGATTGAGATTGCCTTTACCGCCACCAATCGCCACGCCGTATTCTTCGGATGATAAATCAATAAATGCTTGCACATCACCAAATGTGGCATGCTTAAAATCAGCAATCGCTTTGTTTAACACCTTGGCATTCGCCACAATATCAGCCACCAGCTCATCGCGTTGCATATCAATGGGCTTAATCAAATCAAGGGGAATTAGCCGCCCCTTGGCATCTTTTTTATAGCCTTCTTGCACGTCACTCATGCCGCGACCTTTTTAGCTGGTGCTTTCTTTGCAGGAGCCTTCTTTACAGCCTTTTCTTCAGCAGCTTTCTTTGAAGCATGCCAAACAACTTCGGCAGCATGACCATTCGATACAATAGACACATGGCTTAGCGTGCCAGCTGCTTGCGCCGCATTGGCTAAATCCGTGCCAGCTTCTGGCTCTTCAATCAAGAAAATAGGCGCATCTACATCATCGGTAGTTGCTTCAATCACCGTGCATCCAGCGGCGCGAATAGCTTCCAAAGGATGATACAAATGATTAGGTGTTGCGCTGATGTGATCGCCTTCAATATTGAGTTCAAGTGGTGCTTCGTTTCGTGTGATAGTTTTTACAGCTTGTTTCATAGTCCTTCTCCTTTTTTATACGTCATTCCCGCGCTTTCCATCGTCATTCCCGCGCAGGCGGGAATCCATTGCCAATCAGTCTAAAATGACCGACTGTGTTGCCATTTGAATGTGGTTGACATTCAAAGGTTCGTTTGCCATTTGGCTATACCGCGTGGCTTTTCTATAAATGCTCATGGAGCGGCGAATATCGGCAGTAAATCGCGCAATCACCTTACCCAAATCACCAAACAAAGTGACGCGGTCTGCTTCATTCAAACCCTTCATTTCCCATTTATTCGAAATTCGTGAATAGAGCTGTAAAAGCTCGCCTTGCCGCCCTTTTAAATTGCTCATCAAGGCATAAGTGCCGACCAAAACCGTAGGCACATGGCTAAAATCATGGATGCGGCGAATGGCTTCCAGTGATTTGGTGGTAAGATTTTCAGCTTCATCAATCAGCAGCACGCGCTCGGATGTTTTGAAGTTGGCAACAATCATATTAAACAGCTCTTTTTGAGAGCCAACCGCGTTTTTAGTGCCTTGTCCTTCAAGAATATCAATCAATAATTCTTTGACTGACATCATCGGAATCGTTTCAACAAGCACCGCTTCTGGATGCTTCTCACAATAGGCTTTGATAGCCACTGTTTTACCCGTGCCAGCCTTGCCAAATACCGCGCCCATCTCACTATTCACAATGGTTTCTTCAACAATAAATTGCACCATATTGAAGTCAGATGTAGGCACGATAGCCTGCTTATCGCCAAGGCTCTTGATGCGATAGTTAGCCATAAAATCATCAAACTTCTGCAATACTTCTGCACTGATTTTATCCAGCTTGCCATTCTTCACCAAGCTCACCAGCCCTGTACTTACACCAAGGCTTCGGGCTATACTTGCGCCTGAAAGCCCATGTTTGAGCATAAATTGCTCAAGATTCTCTTTCATTGTGTTCCCTCCGTTAAAGGCATGCTTCGCCTTTGATTTTGCTGGCTTTTCGGCAGGCATGGGTTTCATCCTATTGCCTGCCGTTGAGCCAGTTCCATGACAGCAGCCATTGGGTCAAAGCCCTTTTCAGTGCCTTCACCTTCTTTCTGCTTATCAAATTCTTTGCGTGTTTTCGCCTGGCTAACTTCCAACTCGATATACTCATCACGCATACCATTCTGATAGCCGCCAAAGCCCTTTTGTGCCGCTTTGGTAATGCCTTTCACTTTGTTTGAAATGCGTTGTTTGTATTGTTTCTTGCAAGATTTAAGCTCTTCAACCGTCTGCGATTGCTGGAATACATTCTTATCTTTGATTTCGCCCAAATACACGCCATCTTTAGATAGAAAAACCGTGGTCGAATCATCCAAATGCTCTTGAATCACCACCTCATCACCAATGGTGAGCGTGTCCCACATGTCATAACTAAGAAAATGCGTATTGCGGTGGCGAATGCCTTCTTTGGATACCTTGCGCTTGGTCTTTTTACCCAAGCAACGGAACACATTCGCAAGCGCATCAGCATCCAGTGCTTGCTCGCCATGCGCTGCATATTTTTCCGCATCTTTTTCAAGCAAATAATTAGCCAGCCACTGATCCGCTTGCCAGTGCCACATGAAATCAGCCTTGATATTGGTTGCCACGCCTGAAAGCTTCTCAAGCTTGGTAGAAGCTTGCCCTTCAAGCTTTTGGCGTTGCTCCACGCAATGGCCTACGAAGCCTGGCAACGCCTCAAATGCAGCACTGTGTTGCAAAGTGCGAAAAGAACGCTCAATCATGCCTTTTTCATCACCACGAGCCTTGCCAGTCGAGACATATTCAATACCCAAATCGGTAAAAACATGCTGTAAATGCTCGCTCACGAAATCGCCGCCATTATCGCCCTTAATCACTTCGGGCATACCAAGCTTGGCAAACGCCTGATACATCAAACGCGCATTCGCATAAGAGTTTGACGATTCATACAACCCTACAACCGTCGCCCCACTAAAATTATCAATCACCCGAATCAACTGCATACGCACAAGATGAAAATCCACTTTCATATCACGGCATTCATAATCACGAAAGCCATTAAAAGTAGGTACTTTCACCATCAAATCCAACGGCGTGGCATCAATTTCCCATTGCTGATTGGCATAATCCCAAAGCCGACCAAAGCTTGGCTCTGCATACACAAAGGCATCCATGCCAATGCGTAAATATTCCTTTAATAGCGGTTCAACCTTCATTAAATGCTTCACAGCGCGATTAAATGCAGATTCGGAAACATCCGCTTTCAGCTTCCTAAAATTCGGCGCAATACCCTGTTTTTCAGCCCATAAATAACAGTAAAAACCATAAGCAGACGTATAATGGCGAGAGCCAGCCCCAAGAATCGCTTCACGCACCAGGCCCAAATCAGCCTTAAAGCCCTTGCCACCCCGTTTATCTTCCAATGCAGACGCGCCATGCGCTTTAAAATCACGCGACCAACGCTTAATCTTCGCCTGCAAACTGGACGGCTTAATATCACCGCCATGCTTCATGATTAAAGCCTTTACAATATATCCCAGTGCAACATGAGATACATGATAAAAACGAATCACCGCCAACTTTTCTTCCAACGTAAACCGCTTCAAATCCCCAACATGCGGCAAATCAGCAGGATTAAAAACCGCAGTATTCGGCACTTTACGCTTAGGCTTCACACCTGCGCCCTGAATTGCCTTCATAGAGGTGTAACGATAAGCCTTACCACGGCTTTCAGAGCTACCCTCAACCAGCTCAAAAGCATAAGACTCACCCTTGCAATCAATGCAAGGAGAGCCAGCCGCCAAAGCCGCTTTGGTAAGCTTGCGGATATATCGAGGTGATACCCCCAAAGCCACCGCCACGGCTTGGCTATTTAATGATATACTCATAGGTGCAGCCGCCATTTAATTAAGTGACCGTGGAAAGGAAATCCATAGGTATCTTTGAAGTAGTCACGAAATGCCTCTATAGACTCGAAACCGTCAAGTATTGCAATTTCTTCGATGTATAGAGGGGCTAGAGCAATACCGTCCATTTTCATGCCGCATTCACTCATTGATACTTCGCTAACCTGATCACAAATCACATCGCGTAACTTTCTACAGCCCTTGGTGCGCATGCCCGTGTAGAGCTGAAGCTCTTCACCAGCGCGTGGCACTCGCCTATCTTTACGTTCTGCCCTGATAGTCTGTCTTTTCTTTCCAGATTCGACATCACCAGCAAATTGAGCCTTGAAGTTATACGCAGTCATGAGCTTTCACCTGCTATATCAGCCATTTTCTCGAAATATTCCGCCAAGAGTTGACGTGTATCAAAAATAGATTGCTCAAAGCAGGCTATGATTTCCTTGTCTGTATCAGACATCGCTTGCATATCTTCGGCAATCTTTGCCTTGGCATCCGTATGACCTTTAGATGCAAGTGAATTAACAATATCGCACGCCACAGTATGCATAGCGATGGTAGCGATAGCGTGGCGTTGGCTGCGTGTTAATGAAGTGCGCTTCATGATTGACCGCCATCAAGCATACGTGCATAAATAGCAGCTTTTTTTTCACCCTGTATGCGCTGATACTTAGCTTTTTCAGCTTTCAAGGCGGCGTTATCTGTATAAATTGCCCAAGCAGCAACCGCAAAAGACACTGCAAGCAAAATCAGACTATAAACAATGCAATAAAAAGGCAGCTCCATCACGCCACCTTCCTTAAATCATCGACGGATTGAATCAATCCTTTTTCCATAAGAAGCTTATTGATAGTCGCATATTCTGTGCGACCTGATAATGCTCCACACAAGCACAAATAATTAATGCCATTCAGCTTGGCAAAGCGTTTCACAGTGCCGTAATCTGCTCTGATACGTTGGCTTACGTTCATCGCATATCTCCCTTTTTCCTTATTTCCTGTTAATGTTTGCTGACAGGATGTGGGAAGTTTAGAACATTTAGGTATATTGTAAAGTAATAAAAGGGATATTATGAATTTTAACGATAGAGTAAAGTCAATAAGAGTTCTTAAAAGTCTTACGCAAGACCAGTTTTCAGCCCTTTTAGGGGTAAAGCAAAAGACTGTTTCAAATTGGGAAAGCGGTAGAAATGAGCCTAATATAACCACCCTTCATGAGATTAGTAATAAATGGGCTGTAAATTTACACTGGCTTCTAACAGGCGAGGGTGAGATGTTAAAAGGAGAAGGCAGCTCTGCATTAAGCAATGAAGACCTATTATATATACCAGAGTACAATGTAGAGCTTTCAGCAGGCTTTGGAGTCTATCCAGAGGATCATGCCCTATCTGTGGGCAATCGCCCATTCGCAGCCTCATGGCTCAAAAAGAAAGGTTTGCATGCCAAGGATTTAAAGCTAGTGCGTGTAGCAGGCGATAGCATGGAGCCGCTACTAAAAGATAAAGACATTATCATGCTTGATACATCCAAGACCAAGCCAAACCAAGCTATGCCCTTCGCTGTCCGTCTTGATGATGAATTATTGGTCAAATCCATCCAGCACCTTGGCGATGGCAATCTAGCCCTAGTCAGTCGCAACAAAGCCTACAACGACATTCTTATCAATCAATCTAGCCCACCCGAGGACTTCCAAGTGATAGGGGCTGTTGTTTGGCATGCCCATAGCTGGATATAGGAGAAGGTATATGACACACATCAATATCGAAGAACAAATGGGAATGGTGACAAATTTTAACCCATCCCAAAAAAATACTATTGAAATACGTCTAGATGCTTTAGATATTCAGGCGATAGTAGAGTCCCTTGGGCAGTTCAATTCACAGGATGAAAAGTTTAATCAAGCTATCAAGGTTGTTTCATCAAAATTATCCAAGATTAATCTTAGTGTAACGACAAAAATACATGTTGGCACTATGGCGTTATAGGTACGCCTAAATTTTA